ACTAAGACCCTCTGAGGTGTCCATGTATATGCCACCACTAATCTTACCACCCTCTTCTTTCCAGTCTCCTATGTGGTCACACCAGTCAGACTTCAATCTAGCCACTGTGCTAGTAGAACAACCCGTAAGCTCTAGAATTTTCTTACCACTTGTCCCTACTGCTACCAGCATTAAGACCTCCTGTGCCTTAGCGGGGTTACCAACACTTAGTGGCGGTCTACCGCTGCCTTTAGGCTCCCATGACTTTACAAAGCTATTGACCGACTCAGAGATGGAGTTCGATAGGTTGGCTAGGGTTTGTTCGTTTTCTTCACTCATCCTTGTATACCATCCGTGTCTTTACCCCAGCCTTTTCCTTAACTACTGGGACACCCTTGGGTTTGCCCCAGTTAATCTGAGACCAGTTCTCTTCTAGCTTCTTATCATCCCTATTTAATTGCCTGGGTTGGCTTCCTTTAGTAGACATAATTCAAAGCCAATCATACTTACCATAATTTGTCAACCCCCCATAAATGAGCAAATTTGACCATGACCTCTGGTCATTTTTGACCACTACATTTTATGGCACTTCTGTAAGTCCTTGATAAAACTTTCATACTGGTCAATTTTGACCATTTATACAAATTGGCATAGTTTATGGTATAATACTATGACAGTCAACCATCGGAGCAAGCGTGTAAGCCCAAGTCCTATAGTCCCCCACTATGAGTTGTAAAAATACGGGTAGGCATAAAGGAACGAGATAGTCGTAGGAATACGGGTGTCCCTAATGCTTAGAGGTTGGATAGCCCTGATGACGCCATGCAAGCTAGCCATAAAATATTATCAACGATATTGTGTATTGACTTAACTACCTCCACGTTCGTAAACCGTTGATATTAGCCCATGGGGCGAAGCTGTGTCTACGCAAAAGCACCTAACGTATATAGAAGCCTCGCAGGAATATATTTTTTTATAGGGTGGTGGATGTATATACATATCTGAGTAGCAGACGTTTGCTGACCGCCCCCACCCCTGTCGAAAAAATGTGAGCTTGCGTGGATCGCATGGGGATTGTTTGGCAGATTGCGGCGCAGCTCACGCGTATGGGTTTCTTTTTATTCTTTTTGAGTGTGATACATCTTGCGACCGGTATTGCGTGATCCATCTTGCGACCTAATTATAGAGCCAGTATTGTGCAGCTGGTATTGATTAGCTTATTACATGGCCTATCCATGGTAGATAAAAAAATATAAGATTTATTTAAAAAAAGGGTTGACGCATGGCAATGCACTCAGGTAATGTGTGTGAATCTAATTACTTTTATTATGAAACTTGGCTCTAATTCTACTCACACTATCTATGCCACAGACGTTGCTAATGTGGGCGAACGTCGTTGCATTAAAATGATTCACAATCGCACTGGTCTAGTGACATACAGGGTTGAACACTTTCTTAAAACTTTCAAGACTCTTAACGGACTAGCAAAGCACGCCGATAAGCTGCGCGCCGAGTTTGACGTTCAATAAACTAAACTAAACTAAACAAAGGAAAAACAAATACATCATGAATAAATTACCTACAGTTAAAGCAATTCTAAATACACCATCCATCTTTGAGGGTTTCACTTTTGAAGACATGGTTACGGTCGGTCGTGTAACCGCAGAGCAAGCCACTTCGACTTGCATGATAAATGCTCAAAAAGATTACATGAAAAATCACGGATGGGCAGACATGAAAAACTTAGAGGGATTCTTGAATAAATGGTCGAAGCTTGAATCACAGGTTCGCCGCAAATTTGAGGAAGCAGAAGAAATCGCATCAATCCTTTAACAAAGCAAAGCATAAACCATAAACTAAACTAAACAATGGAAAACAAAGCAAAGACAACTCTCGAATGGGCGCACGCCCGTTTTAACGAAGGCTATAACGTTTACTTTTCAACTGCTTATAAGCATATCAAAGTAACGCCTAAAAACAAAGACGTGCTGCACGTTACTAAAGACGGGTTGCGCGTCAATAAAGACTTAGTAACGTCAAACACGGGGTTACTGGTAAAAGTAACCGCATCTTTCAACTAAACTAAACAAAGGATTAAACAAATGAAAAACGAAAACACACTAAGAAAAGAAATACAAACATGGCTCGAACTAACCGCAAGGGCTGCCAGTAATATACCATTCAACAAAGCGGTAAGCTGGGATGACATAGAAAATGTTGATCGCGACGATTTGCTTGTTCCCGACTACGTAACACAGAGCGGAGCCTCTGTCTCTTTCGTTGATGTCATGGGTGATGCGGTTGTCATTGATCAAATCGCTTCTGGGCAACTCTATGAAAACGAGCCATACTGTGAATTGGCCTTACATATGATACACAAATACAAGGGCATAAAGCTATACTAAACAAAACCAATAAACAAACATGAAAACGAAACAACTATTATTAGCACTAGCACTTGGCCTAGTCTCAAGTCTATCCGTTAATGCGTCTGAGATCGTAGCGGCAACGCTTATCCTAGAAGCGGGGGGAGAGTATTCAACTGGCTCAATGGAGGCCGTAAACGAAGTTATACGCAACAGGGCGGCAAAGCGCAAGCTTACTACCCGTCAAGTGTGCTTGCAGCGTAAACAGTTCAGCTGCTGGAATAGCGGAAAGATCGACCAACTGCTAGCCAAAGCAAAGCGGCATCCGCGCTTTAGCGAGGCCTTAGCTATTGTAAACGGGGCTTCGACCAACTACACGGGTGGCGCGGATCATTACCATGCTGATTACTGCAATCCATATTGGGCAAGCTCTATGAAAAAAACTTGCGTCATAGGCAAACATATCTTTTATAAGTAAACAAACCATACAAACCATGCAAAAAATAATAATAAGCTACATAATCGCCTCGGCCCTTGCGCTAGGCTTGCTAAATCACGCCGTAAACAAAGCACAAGACAACATTGAGACGCTTGCGGAGGTGCTAGTGCATCACGCGGACACATTAGACGATCATAGGGGCGTGTTGCTGCAAATGATCGATGATCTAACCGTGCCCTACATGTAAAGGCAATGGAAGATATCACAGACAAACTAAAAAACGCCAAGATTTTGATTAATCAAATGATCGGCTCGCATCAAGGAACACCAGAGGCGGCAACGAGATACGCCATTGACCAACTAGGCTTGCCGCCAGACGTTGCAAGCTCACTAATCCAATACGCAAACCAAGTAAACAAACGATGAAAGCATTAGACACAGCAGGAACACAAAGTAAAATCTCTAGTTGCATGGGCTTTATGGCCTCAGGTGCGGCGAGAGATGCATACCGTAGGCTTCTAACGGCAAGCACGGTAGGAGAGAGCAAGGGAGAGCAACGCAAGTCTCCTTTTAGTAAAACAACAAAAGAGAAAGTAAAGAAGTAATGAATGAAAGCATGATCACAAGCGCAGTCCGATACATGGAAAGCCTCAAAGATAAAGTTCCGCCCGCAGGTGAGGAAGACATCATAGTAAAGCAGAAAAGACCTAGCACGCCACATCTCAAGACCTTAGGTCTCGACCCGCACAAGATGGTCAAGGATGTGGATAAGCTCAAGGCAAAGGGGCTAGAGGTAAATGATGCTTGCGAGCAAGTCGGCATGACTAGGTCACAATACTATAAAACTAAAAAAGGAGTAACAAACAGAAAATGAAAACCATACAGCAATACCGAAAGGATCACCCACAATTGTCAGAGGAGCAAGTCCACTCTGCCTATCATATAACAGAGATTGATGCGCCTGAGTTTAGCGTGAGCGGCTTTACGCTCATTGCACGAGGTAAGTGTCTCGCCATCCATGAAAGCGGCAATATAGCCCCTTTACGGCTCAAGGAAAGCTACTAGTAAGCAGCTGTGATATAATACCGCTTGACAAGTTTCCAAAACTTGTTTACTAAATTCAATCATAGCAGAAATGCTACCGTGTCAAGACGGATCAGTTTAACTTTCCCCGCTTGTTCTCAAGCAACTTTAAACCCCTCCTACAGCTTGACATGTAGGAGGGGTTTTTTTATGCCCATACAGTATAGCGGAGCAAGTGGCCTCACAGGTTAACCCAAGTCTGCACAACGGAACCTGGAGCGTAGCTTCTCGGTTCTGGTGGTTGCTAGGTTTGAAATAGATACCGACCTAGCGTAACAGGTGGCTCTTAACGGAGCGTGAACACCGTCCCGTAGCTTATACAGCACTTACCACAGCCAAGCGGGACGACATGAAAGAGCGTCAGACTCATACGATTTGAGACAAGACAGCAGGACGTGGTTCATTCGTAATGGGTGAACCATGTCCAAACGCCAAGAGCTACACCGATTTGATTGAGACCAAGGAACCAAAGTTTTTTTTTAAAAAAACAAGGACGATTCTTCTTGACCATACAAATACCTTTCCCTACACCTTACCAATACCGTAACCAAAACAAAACTATGAACCTAAAAACAAATACTAAAACCGCTCTCATTGATCTTGAACTGATCTCTTACTCCCATGCAGCTAAGGCTGAGTCAACTGGCACAGGTCTAAAAAGCCTAGTCGAGATGGTAGAGTTTACTATACAAAGTGTAGTCTCTGCTTGCCGCGCACAAGAGCATTACCTCGTAGTGTATGGACGAAACAACTTCCGCATGGTGCTGTATCCAGACTACAAAGCAGGGAGACGTGAGAAGCCACCTCTCTATATTCCATTGATGGACAAGCTTGAGGAGTTAAACAACCACAGGTGGTGCAAGCACGACCAGTTAGAAGCGGATGATTTACTTGGTATCATGCTGACCAACGGAAGGGTTAAAAACCCAATCCTTTGTAGCATAGATAAAGACTTACTTGGTGTCCCAGGGTGGCACTACAACTGGAACAAGGATGACTGGCCTCGTGAGGTGACACAAGCTGAGGCAGACTACCATTGGTTGGTTCAACTTCTCATGGGAGATTCAACCGACAACATTGAGGGGATGAAGGGGATTGGTATTGCCAAGGCTCAGAAGTTAGCCTCTGCCTATTGTGAAAGGATGGGAACACCACCATCACCTATCCCTGCTGCAAAAGAAATTTACGAAGCGGAAGGTTTTAACCTTGACGCATATACAAAGTGTCTCATGCTCATCTCTATCTGGAGGTCACCAATGCCACCAGAGCTTTTAGAAAACGAACTTATCTTGGAGGTTTCAAAGACCATCCCAAGTTTATAAACCAAACATGAGCAAACCAAAACTAGCAATTAGCTTTAGCGGAGGTCGCACCTCTGCTGTCATGACCAAGCTCTGCGTCGAGAAGTTTTCTGATACGCACGACATTGCCATTACCTTTGCCAACACGGGTAGCGAGCACGAGAACACTCTTAAGTTCGTTGATAAATGTGACAAGCACTTCGGATGGAATGTGGTTTGGCTAGAAGCCGTCGTGAACCCAGAGAAGGGCAAGGGCATACGCCACAAGATCGTAGACTTTGAGACGGCAGCTAGGAACGGCGAACCATTAGAAGCTGACTTCGCAAAGCATGGACTTCCTGGTCCAGGTTGGTTGCATTGCACCAGAGATACGAAGGAGCTTCCTATTAAAGATTATCTAAGGTCTGTGCTAGGATGGAAGTGGGGCGACTTTTGGATTGCCATTGGCATACGATCTGACGAGGTTGACAGGGTAAGTGCCAATCGAAAGAAACTTAAATTCGTTTACCCACTCGTAGATGCTGGATGGACGAAGGACGATGTGAAGCGCGAGTGTGCCTCTTGGCCTTTTGATTTAGACTTGAAGGGAGAGCATTACGGAAACTGCACTTGGTGCTGGAAGAAAAGTTTACGCAAACACCTAACGCTTGCCAAGGAAAGTCCAGAGGTCTTTGACTTCCCTCGTTTGATGGAGGAAAAGTATGCTCACATCACCTCGCCGAACGACCCAAACTCTGAGCGTCAAATGTTCCGTAAGCACATGACTACGGTGGACATAATTGAGATGGCTAGGACGACAGACTTTGAACCATACGTTGACACCGACCAGTTAGACTTTGGATTTAGTCAGCCAAGCTACGATGTTTTTCTTGACACTGGTTCTTCTTGCGGTGAGTCTTGCGAGATTGGAGCAGATGAATGATTAAAACCTTTACACTAGCATGGATGCAAGTCACCCTCATCTGCTTGAACACTTGGCAGATCGCCAACACTCATTACATCGGAGCTTTAATAGTTGGCTTTCTTATCAGTTTAATCTGGACAATGAATGTAGGGCGTGTAGCTTTATCATCATGGCACACTAAACTTATCTATTCTTTCGGAGCGATGTGCGGAACAGGCACAGGACTCTTTCTGGCACAAGCCATATATCAATAAACCAAACCAAACATAAACATGAAACTACAAAAAGACATACACAGAACACCAAAGCACGAACGCACACAACTGGAGCAAGGCTTCAGAGACAAAGCTGCAAACCACTTCCGCACTTCCAAAAAGTGTGATGATATTTACACCGAAGCTCTATACTATGGTCAGTATATAGCCAACAAATACGCGGCAATGAGCGTTCGCACCTCACACCGCTATGGCTTCCTGCAAGAAATGACTAAGGAGCATTACGACATTGTATCAGAGACAAAGGAAGAAAGCTACGCCAACAAAGTGATGCGTGGCTATGAAGCTCTTGAAGAGATGAGTAAAGATTCACTATAACCAAACCATAAACTAAACAGAACATGATTATTAAAACAGCAACCTACCCTTACGGCCCCGCCAAACACTTGGACGCGGACACACTTGTCCAACGCCTACAAGTTGTCGCAGGACAGCAACGCTTCGTCGATGACTACGTTGGCGCACTATGTGACGGAGATGAATACTGGATTTCAGAGCGAGTCCCAGACAAACCTAAGAAGCGCACAGGGGATCAAATCCTTTCGTGGCTAGAAGAGAGTGGCATAGACCCAGAGTTTCAGTATGACGTAGACATGCGCCCAGAGTCTGTCATCTTATACAGCAAGCAAGGTCAATCCCTGGTTACCTATCCTTACGGAACTGGTTGTCTACGTGAGGCTTGTGAGTTCGTGATGGATCAACAGGAACGCGAAGACAGCTAGTATGCCTAACTCTAAAAACACGCATCCCCACTCACTAGAGTCGGAGACAGTTGTTCTTGCGTCCTGTCTTCTGTCTGAAGATGGTTCCGTTTACGACGAGGT